TTGCAGTAGCTATACATATTAACGCGGGAGTTATCATTACCTTCTCCTAAACGGGTCTGGCATCACCTGCTCCGGCCCTTTGTGTACCTTCGGTACTTTGAACCTGTTACGAACAGGGTTGTCCACCATCGGTCTGCCTATCGGGGTCTTTAACTTAACCCCGTGATTGTAAAGTATTGTCCTGACGCTGTTGGGACTTAGCCCTAACTCAGTAGCTATATCAACACCCTTCATACCTTTGTTTGCCATAGATATAATCTTTGGGTGCAAATCTTTATGTCCCTTCTTCGCCATACCTACTTTCCTCTACTACTATTTAACAGTATTCCAATCGTGCTTTTTAGTTAGTTCTCTGGCTTTAATGGTTAGAGAATTTTTTGCTCTCCTATACCTTTCATATTTTTGCTTAGAAAACTTGTCCTTCTGCTTTTCAGTAAGAGGTGTCCACTTAAATCTGTCGATGGCCTCTAATAGCTCATCGTGGCTGTACTTTCCTGACCAAAGGCAACCGCTAAGGTTGGGCGATCTATTTGCAACAAATGCTCGCACGGGTTGTTTGCTTACATACACCAGTTCATATCTTTTAAGGGCACAACTTTCTAAAAAAGTATCTACTTTACCCCAATCAAGTTCTGCATCGAAATCTAACTCTTTAACCTTTCTATAAAACTTAGCTTTTACACCCGCCATACTGCCTTCACGTTGCCATCCGTCGAGCAACTCTCTATCCCAAAGTTCTTGAAATTCTTCCTTACTAATTTTCGCCATCTCCGTCTTGTTCCTCTATAAATTCTTCTACTCTTTCTAAGGCATCAGTAAGCCTTTTAATCAACAATATGACTTCTTCTACGTCTTGTTGTTCCAACTCTATTCGTACTTTCATAAGCTCCTCAATTCAATGCGTGCCCTCTCAAGGTTGGGCACGACTAACCTTAGCGCGGTTTCCTCGGCATACACACATCAGAGAAAGAGAACGCCTGTCAAGATATGGTATTGGCACACCATTCTCGACCAAGGGGAGTAGTTCCAATGCTGTATGCTGCGGGTGTTTTCGGGGGGAATAGTAAAACCCTGCCCACCGCCCGCTGGGGCCATCAACAAGCTCCGTAAGAGTCACCGTGTCCACCCTCGCAGTCGAGAGGCAGGTCTGGTGCCCATCTGGGCCTGATCTTCATAACTTTCTCAACCAAGCGCATCCCCTCTTCTACCTCATCCTCTGGGACAATGCACCCTATGGCATCGTGTACCGTCATCACGACTTTGTATTTCTGGGCTACGCGGAGCAGTTGTTCACCGATAACAATCCGTGCCAGCGCCTGACACACGTTCTCGATTACTTTCCCTCCGTATATTCTAGTATCCATAAGCGCCCTACCCTTGCGGGTCTTGTACAATAACTCCGATTTACCCTCTTCGTCAGTCTCTTTTCGCAATTCTGGGTACTTTATATACAGGCCGTTGGGTAGCCGGATACCGCTATTCCCCTCAACCTCAAGTATATCGGGGCGTCCGAAAGAGCCAGTCTGGTCTTTCATAATAGTATTTAGTGCCCTTCCTGCTTCCCGCCATAGCCGTGGTATCTCTGGGTATGTCTCTCTGTATACCTTTATGATGCGGTCACATTCTTCCTGTTCTAGCTCCACGCCAAAGTTTTTAAGCTGGGCCTTAAACTTAAGAGCACCCATGCCATACCCTGCACCTAGTATAGTAGTCTTACCAACGAACCTTTCTTCTTTGTTTATCTGGTCTTCAGGCTTGTCGTAGATAGCAGAGGCCATTATCTTGTATACGTCGTCCCCTCTGTCGAACGCCTCAACTAGGTCGTCCTCCTCGGCCAGCCACGCTAGTGTCCGTGCTTCTATCTGAGACAGGTCACAGTCCACAAACTTGTACCCAGCAGGGGCGCACATAGCCTTCTTGAGCTGCGATCCACGGGGTAGGTTCTGCATATTTATCTTGTCGTCACCTCCCCAGCGCCCTGTGTGGGCCGCGTAATAACGTAACGGGATAGGTAGTGTACCCCTACCAGCTATGTCAATGAACCTCTGGGTGCGTGTCTCCTCGATGGTAGACCTTACTCCTAGTCTAGCAGCCACAATGGCTTGAACCTCTGGGTTCTCGTGTTCTTGGAGTTTTTTAAGCCCTTCATCACTTTTGGCAAATGCGTAAGTCTCCTTGCCTGTTGTGGGGCTTATTTTGAGTGGAGGCTCGATGCCATATTCCCGCAGTAGTTCGGCAAATTGTGGATTACTTGTGAGTTGTTTCTTGTCGTGTTTGACCTTCGCCATTAGGGCTTCTTTCTTACCTACAACATCCTCAAGGTGCGCGTTGAGTACACCTAAGTCTAGGCATAGCTTCGGCTCACTAAACATACGGATTGTCAGGTCTATCAAGGCCAGCTCAAAGTTCGGGAAATCTTTCTTCAGCACGTTGAATAACTTAAAGGTAAGTTCTACGTCCTGTACGCAGTAGCCACCGTAGGCTTTAAGTTCTTCTGTTGTGAAGTCCAGCCGCTTCTTTCCAATAGCACTGTGCACCTCGGTGCCTTTTTTACCCAGTTCGTAGTATTCGGACAATGCAGCCAGACTCCCACCAACTTCAATGGAGTGGATAGCCCGTGCCATTGCTAGCGTATCAGCAATCTTTTTAGGTCGGATGTCGAAGTGCCAATTGAGGATCGCCATGTCAAACATAGCGTTGTGTGCAAGAGCAATGGAGTTGTCCCAATCAAACTGGGATAGGAATTTTGCTATTTGTTTTTTGCTACCGGAAAACCAAAGTGGGACCGAAGCTTGGTTACTATCATCGCTCGACCAGACTTTGACAGCCACACCGATAACCTCGAAGCGAGGATCGCGGATGTACTCTTCAGTGGTGAGCTTGTTGAGGCCGTAGTCCTTAGCGTAGTACGTCTCGAAGTCTATCGTCAGCATTTCCATTATTTTTTAGATACTCGTCGAGTACCCCTACGTTCTCTTCGTTAATGATAAAGGTTACGCCTTCTGCTTCTCTGATAGCAGCAAGCTCTTTAAGTTGTAGCGCAGTTGCTTTGTTGTCACCGGCCTTACATTCTATGCCGATAAATTTACCGTGGTAACAACAAACTACATCTGGCACCCCACTACGACCCATTCCGTAGCTGGCGGGAAAGAAGTAGTAAGCGCCGTGATCCTTGAGTAGTTTCACGACTTTGTTCTTAACTTTCTTTTCGGGAGTAAGCGCCATTCAGAAAGAATAGCGTAAAGACTTGACTTTGTAAAGGCACAAAAAACCCCGCACTAGGCGGGGCGTTAGCAACATTGAATATTCAATGTTAGTTTATTCATTCTCCTTACGTAAGAACCAAGGAATCTTAACGTCGCTTGCGTACCTCTCTTCAAGAATAGGTACTATTTCGTCGAACAAACTTTGCAATTCTTCCGTTGTCCACTCGTTGTAATCGAAATCACTCATCATCATTCTCCTCTATATCTTTCAGTATCTCACGCCGTAGTCTCTTGCGATCCTCGGGCGAACATTTTGATACTACTTTAATATCACTAAGCCTTAGTTTGTAACTCGATGGCTGCCAGTACAATGCAGCTTCTGGATCGGTGACAAGCATGTACTGCCACGTCTCCCCGTCAATGTCTAGGTAAAAGGATTCACCGTTCATGCGCTTGGCGTCCAATAAGAATTTACGGGGCGGTATCTACAATCCCATGTGTCTACAACGTAACCATCAGACACACAAGTTAGGTGACGGCTGTTTCTAACTACAGCTACCTTTGGAGCATGGTTCCAGTTTGCTAATTTAATCAGCTTACCATTGCTATCCCTCGGCGGTTTGTTTTTTACCCAACCCCTTTCTTCTAGGTATGGAACCCAAACACAGTCAGAGTTCGGGTAAGCCCCTACCTCAATCCCCATAGTCATAAGGTCTGTGAAAACTTCTTTGTAGGGTTTGTTCATAGCGATACATATAGATCGAATAACACAGTCATCATCAAACTTTTTGTTGATTCTACCGCCGTCCATTTGTTGAAACTCCATCATCGTTCTCCTAGTTAAGTTTTAGTAAAGCGCGGGAGTCCACACAGAATTCCTCCACCTATTCAGAGTTCATCTGTGCTTTCTCACGACTAGTCGTAGCGTGACTTATCCGGTGTATACAGTAGTTAGGAAGGCACATCTATGGGCCATTTATTAACTCATACACTGTGGATGTTTCTGGCTTATGGAGCCTACCCACCGTCCACTGGGGTATTGGGGGAGTAAACATCAACCAAGAAAACCTCCCTCGAAATTAAAACGATAGCAATGTTTCTCTAACGCTATCTATGTTCTCCTCGTTAACTACCCACGCAACGCCTTCGGCATTGTGTATCAAAGATATTTCTCTATCTTGCAATGCAGTCGTCTTGTTTTTACCTGCCTTGCATTCGATGCCAAAGAAACGTCCTTTGTAGCAACCGATGATGTCCGGCACACCACTCCGTCCGTACCCACCAGTAAAGGGATAGAAGTAATACGCTCCCATCTCTTTCAATACCTTAACCACTTTCTCCTTTACTCTCTTCTCCGGTGTTGCTGCCATCGTACTCTACCCAAAATATATTACGCGCAATACGTCTGCCTAACCCGTTCACGTAAACGGTAGGCGGTTCATACGGTAATGTTAACAGAGTAGCCATCTTACGCTCTAGCCATAAAGGTGCTTGGTCAAATGCTAAAAACAACGGGACGGGCTTGCCTTCAAAAGTTATCTTATCTAGCCCGAACCCATTTATTTCCAACGTATCGTCCAAAATCTTTACGCGGTAACTGTATGTATTAAAGGTCTGCATATATGTCATACCCGTCTGTTATAAGTTCCTCGACAAGATCATCCGATACTGCCAACCAACATGCCTCCTCGCATAAGATTGGTTTAATTTTTGCACCCACCCCGTCCACCGTGTTGGTATTCATCCGATGCCCATCGTCAACAACGGTACTCAACGTGAACAGTTTGTTCTGCATCTCTTGTGGTAACGCTTGCACGTTCGGGTAGTCCAAAACAACTGTACGCTTCTGTTCATCTGAGCAGATAATCAAAGCTACCTGATCGCTGTCAGCTTTTTGTTTCACGAGGTACACTGGGGTTAATTTACCTACGTAATTGAGTTTCTCTTCTAGTTGTGCTTCTTTTGTTTTGTGGGCGCTAAACATTTCCATGATAGGGCTATTTAATTCAAACGCGATTGGGCTACCTGTTTTTTGACTGCGCTCCAATAAACGCAACAACTCTGTAGCTTCTTTGTTGCCAAAATTCCAAGACCACCTAGCCTCTAGCGCCTTAAACTCTTTTGCTGTGGCCCCACACGCTTCAGTAGCTTCTTCCCTACTTTTACGCACGTTCGCTAGATAAACTTCTT